CATAATTTAGGTGTAACATATGCAAATGCTTCAACACCATACGTTCAATCACAATTAATTAATAATGCACGGTATAACTTGTTTAAAGTTAAAACTCGTTCACACGGTAGTGATGTAAATAACAAATTTAAGCTTGTTATTTTGAATGTTAAGGCAGCCGGAGCAATCGCAGGTAGTGATTTCGGTAACTTTTCATTACAGTTAAGACAAACTGGATTAAATGATAACAATTTAACAAAAGATAACATCTTAGAACAATGGGATGGTTTGAATTTTGATCCAACAAGTCCTAATTATTTTGCAAAACGGATTGGTGATAGGTATGTTACTATCGCGAGTGATGGTAAACTTACTTACAATGGTGATTGGCCAAATATGTCTAAACATATTTATGTATCTGATTTTTCAGCAATTGCTGATTCAGAATCACCAGTAACGATTGTTCCTATGGGACATGCAGCAATTAATAATCCATATGGTAGTGATGATTCATATGTTCCGACGTGGGTAACTTCATCTCAACAATTGAATGCACAAGGTGAATTTGATTCAAATGAACTTTATGGACATGATTACAGTAATGCAGATACACAAGAATACTTAGCACCAAATAATAGTTTTGGAAATGGAGCTAATGTAACTATGAGTTTAGAAAATTCATATGGACATGGGGATGCATCTACTTTGGGTGCTACATACTCTAATGCATCAACGAAGATTACTTTAGCTGCATCTCATATTAAACAGAGAAAGTTCGCTGTTCCATTTCAAGGTGGATTTGATAGTGCGAATCCTGCAGGAGCAAAATATACAGGAGCAAGTATTGTTAATACCAATACACAAGGGTTTGATATTTCAACTTCATCCACTGGTGGTACAACAGCTTACAAAAAAGCAATTAACGCTATCAGTAACGCTGATGAATTTGATATCAATATGTTAGTAATACCAGGTGTTATTCATGACTTACATCCTAAAGTTACTAATCATGCAATATCTAAGGTAGAGGCTCGTGGTGATTGTTTTTATGTATTAGATTGTGGAATTCAAGGTGGTACAATTGCAAGTGCAACTTCAGCAATTTCCGCACTTGATACTAACTACGCAGCAACCTATTATCCTTGGGTAAAGATTGTAGATAGAAATACATCATTACCTGTATGGGTTCCGCCTTCAGTTGTGTTACCTGGTGTAATCGCTTACACAGATAAAGTAGCACACGAATGGTTCGCACCAGCTGGTCTGAATCGTGGTGGTTTGACAACGGTATTAGAAGCACAGACAAGATTGACTCATTCTGAAAGGGATGACCTTTATGAAGATAGAGTTAATCCAATCGCTTCATTCCCAGGTCAAGGTGTGGTTGTTTGGGGACAAAAAACACTCCAAGCAAGACCATCGGCACTCGATAGAGTGAATGTTCGTAGATTGTTAATTAAACTTAAAAAGTTTATTGCATCTTCAAGTAGGTATTTAGTATTCGAACAAAATACAGCAGGAACACGAAATCGTTTTATGAATATCGTGAATCCGTTCTTAGAATCAGTTCAAGCTAATAGTGGTTTATCCGCTTTTAGAGTAGTGATGGATGATACAAATAATACTGCAGATGTAGTTGATAGAAATCAACTCGTTGGTCAGATATTTATTCAACCAACACGAACAGCTGAATTTATTGTATTAGACTTTATTGTTCAACCTACAGGAGCATCATTTCCTGAATAAATCTAATTAATAGATTAACTAAACAAAATAACCCCTCTTTTTTGAGGGGTTTTTTGTTGCCCAACATATTTATATATGAAGATACTATAAAACTTCTAAAAAACTATGAAAAATGAATGTGATGATTTTTTACAAAATTGATATTTATAGTTGAAGAATTAAACTTATTGGAGATTAAAGATGCCAGAACTATTAGATCCTTCTGAAATAATGTTCACACCGTTTGAACCGAAAACTAAAAATCGGTATATCATGTATATTGAGGGAATACCCGCTTACCTTATTAAGACAGCAAATCGACCTTCAATAGCCTTTGAAACTATTGAACTTGACCACATCAATGTTAAACGATATGTTAAAGGTAAGGGAGCATGGGAAGAATTAGAAATTACTTTATATGATCCAGTTGTTCCAAGTGGAGCACAGGCCGTTATGGAATGGGTTAGATTAGCACACGAATCAGTAACAGGCAGAGATGGTTATACAGACTTTTATAAGAAAGATGTAACTATTAATGTTTTGGGACCCGTTGGTGATAAAGTTGAAGAATGGACATTAAAGGGAACATGGATTGTAAACGCGAATTTTAATGATTTGGATTGGTCAAACACTACTGATCCTGCAGACATTACACTTACATTAAGATACGATTACGCAATATTACAATTCTAATAATATTTTAACAATAAAAGGAGTCAATTATGGCAGTCATAGCAGATAAAGCTTGGTGGAAATCAAAAACAATTTGGACATCAGTAATAGCTGGTGTTGTTGGTGTTTTACAAGCAGCAGGTGTTGTAGAAGCAGTACCTGAAGTTGTTTGGACACTATTAGCATCTTTCGGACTTTATTCCGTTAGGTCAGCAGTTGGTGATTCAGCCGCTAAGTAAATAACAAATAATTTAAACTGGGGATTTCAATATCCCCAGTTAGTTTTATAATTGGTTATATTGTATAGGTTACTATTCAATAGAAATTACAAAGGAGAAAAAACATGGCAGAAGAAAAACGCCAATTTCCTACTGAAATGATTAGTTTGCCTTCGAAAGGACATTTGTATTCAAAGGACAATCCATTATCAAGTGGGGAAGTAGAAGTCAAATACATGACTGCAAGAGAAGAGGATATTTTAACATCTCAAAATTTAATACAAAAAGGAATTGTATTAGATAAACTTTTAGAATCACTTATTGTTTCTGATATTAATCATGATGATTTATTATTGGGAGATAAAAATGCTATTCTACTTGCAGCCAGAGTACTTGCTTATGGAAAAGAATATGAATTTGAATATACTGATCCAAGTGACGGAGAATCAAAAACAGAATCAGTTGATTTAACTTCCTTTGAAGCTAAAAAGGTAGATACTTCAAAATGGGCAAAGGGTATAAATGAGCATGAATATAAATTACCAAATTCCAAAAAGGTAATTACTTTTAAACTTGTTACTCAAGGAGATGAGAAGGCAGTAGATTCTCAATTGAAAGCATTATCAAAAATTACAAAGGGTGGTATTCAGCCTGAAATTACCACTCGGTTAAAACAACAAATTACGGCTGTGGATGGAAATAGAGAAACACAAACCATAAACCAATTTGTTGATAATGAATTATTATCACGAGATACATTTGAATTCAGAAATCATCTTAAAACAATTACTCCAGACATAGATTTGACTACCATTATTGAGTTGAATGATGGAACAGAACTGGAGGTGACGGTCCCTGTGACCGTTCAGTTTTTTTGGCCTGACGCCGGAATTTAAACCAGAAATACATAGTCAGATATTTCTACTATGTTATCATACTAAAGGTGGGTTTACATTCGATAATGTATATAATATGCCCGTCTATCTAAGAAAATACTATCTAAAACGCCTTGAAACTCAATTCAAAGATGAAAAAGACGAATATGAGAAGGCTCAAAAACCGGCTAGACGACCAAATATACGTAAGTAGTTATATATTTTTTTTATTATTAGATATTTATTAACAATAGGAAAATAGGAGATTTGTGAATGCCTAATTACATAATCAAAGAAGAAAGAATTACAGAATTTATTGGTTCTTTGTTCAAGGCGATTGGTAAACGAAAAGGTAAATCTATAGCCAAAAAGTTAGATTCCGATAAGAAATTACAATCATATATTAAACATGCAGAAAAAGCTGCTGATGATATTGAAAAGCATATCAAAGACAGAAGGAAAAATGATCCTGAATATGATGCGGCCGCCCAAGCCTTTGATGATTTTCTAAAATCCTAATATACATTACAAATCCCTATTTTTAATTCTTTCAGTTTTACTTAATCAAGAGATAAGTTAATATATATGGCAACAAAACAAACTAATAATCTATTATCAGAGGAAAAAAAACTCAAAGATCAGTTAATCAAAGCTGAAAAGGCATTGAATGCCGAAAGGGAAAAAGGAAAACAAGGAGACAAGGTAAAACTTGCCAGTTTAGATAAAGAATTAGAGAAAAGACAAGCCGCTGTTGATAAATTCAAATTACAAAATGCCGAGGCAAAAACTTCTTTAGATTTCTCTAAATTATTAATCAAATCAGCTGAAAAACACAAAAATTTATTGATTAGACAAACGGGTTTAGTCCAAGGCATAACATCAATTTCTAATCAAATTAATCAGTTAGCTAGAAGTAAAGATAAAGTTGATAAAAAATTAGTTAAAAATTATCAAGCTTCATTAGATTTAACTCAGTCAATAATGCAAAACACCAAGACAATTGGAACTGATGAATTTCAAAAAGTTAATATTACAGCACAAATAGTCAAACTTAAAAAATTAGAACAAGAAGCTACAACCAAAACTAAAAAAGATGGGATTACCGCGGCCGTTACAACCTTAGAATTGATGAAAGAGGCTCAAGATATAATGGAAGCACAACATGAAAGTGCTAAATCTGCTGCTGATTCTATAATGGCACCATTTAAATTTATAACTGATACATTGGGTAATGTACCAGTAATAGGTGGTCTTGTGCAAAAAACTCTTGGTTCTCAAGTACAAAATTTAACAGATAGTTTATCAGCCAAAATAGGTTCAGCATTATCAGAAGGAATGGAAAAGGCACCTACAGATGTTAAAGGTGATGCCTTCAATAAATTTAGACAAAGTGTTAGTAAAAAGGCAGGTGGAGAAGGTTATAAGAAAGGTGATTGGGCAAAAGAAAAGAAAAATAGAGAAGATAATGCAAAAATGAGTAAAAAAGATGTAACAGCTGCAAAGATGAGAGGTAAGTTAATGGCCGCGAGTATTGCTGGACTTGCTGTAGTTGCAGGTTTATGGGCAAAGATAGGTAAATATGCAATGGATACTGGTTTAAGTTTACAACAAGTTGCTTCACTTGGACCCCAATTATTAATTAATTCACAAGCAGTAGAAGCATTTGCGGATGAATTTGGAACGGTAGGAGAATTGAGTACTGGACTTGCACTTGATTTAAGAAAACAAAGAGCTTTATATGGAGCTCAAGAAAAAGATGTTGCAAAACTTCTAAAATTACAACAAGGAATGACTG